TCGTCCGTTTCATTTGTCTTCATCATATTTTTCATTAAATCTATACAGAGTTTTTCATCTTCATCACCTACATCCATTCTCTCTTCCATGTGTAATGTATATATATATATATATATATATATATATTATGATATATTATGCAACCATTTCCATTTTCACTTCTAAATTATGTTCATATGGGGTTATCCATTGTATATCATGTTCTGTATAATCTTCTATATTTTCATGTTTGTTAATAAGAATGCGTGGAAAATTATACAAGCCTTGTTTTATTTGACGTTTCAAAGGTTCTATATGACTTTCGTAAATATGAGCATCTCCTAAAAAATGAATAAAACGATCTGCTTCTAAATCACAATGAGTTGCAAGAATATGCGTTAAAAAAGAATAAGAGGCGATATTAAATGGCACACCTAATCCTACATCACCACTCCGTTGGTATAAAATACAAGACAAGTATTTATGGTTACGTACTGAAAACTGAGCAACCATATGACATGGAGGAAGTGCCATTTCATCTAGTTGACATGGATTCCAAGCAGATACTATCAAACGTCGTGAACTATGTTGTTCAGGATCTTTCAATGCTTTAATTAATTTAGCGATTTGATCAATTCCTTTTCCAGTATAGTCATCATCACAATTAGTATAAGGTGCATTAAAGTATCTCCATTGGTGTCCATACACAGGACCTAAATCATTCTCTTTTAAATGGTAAAGACCACGAGAGTCTAGAAAATCACGGCTTGCATTATCATTCCAAATTTTTACTTTTTTGTTTTGCAACACTGTATTACTAGTTGATCCAGAAAGAAACCACATTAACTCTCTAAAACAAGTCTTCCATGCAACCTTTTTACTTGTTAATAAAGGAAGTTTTCCATCTCTCAAAGAGTATTCCATACTTTCTCCAAATAAAGAAAGTGTTGTTCCATTTCTGCTGTCAATTAAGTCACCATTGTCTAAAATTTTTTGAATAAGGTTTAAATATTGGATTTCTTCCATTATATATTATTTTCTTTTGTTTATATGTTGTTTGGTAATAAAAACGATAAATCAACATTTTTTAAATAAGTATTAAATATACACTTTTTACTTTTACAAGGGTATCCGTATATCTTCGCATACTTACCATTTATAAGTACCTTTTCATTAGGCAACATTTTTCTTAAGTTACATTCACATCCTGGACGTTCTGAACTATTTACACAATTCAAACAATATTGTGTAAATAAACCATTTATAGTACCATATTTTTTACAATTTTCACAACAGACTGAACCCATATATGGATTATTTTTACACCTATTGTGTATTTCAATAAAACTGTCTTTCATTGCCCATTCTATTGGAAAATAACTACAATACTTTATCTTTGGCTTTTGATAATAAATAATATAATAACTATTATGTCGTTTTCCAACACTTGAACTGATTCTGGTATGATTCATGATTTCTATATATTTCTTTAAATATATAAAAAGATATTTAAAATCAATTTTTAATTAGTGTATTATATATAATGAAAATTCAACAAAAACAAATAAAGCGTCCACCTCCACCTCCACCTTTATCTATATCTTATCAAAATACAAAATCTACTACATCAACCCGTTTACCAGTTAATATAAAGAACAAACCATCATTGGGTACAACTATGATAGAAGGTTTTGCATTTGGGTCTGGTTCTTCTTTAGGACGATCTATGATAGATAGTGTTTTCATGAATAGAGAAAGAGGAACAGAAAAAGGCATAGATTGTGTTGATATGAAGGAAAAACTGAATAAATGTATTTTTTCTGAAAAAGAAGATTGTAATAATATTAGATCGCTATATGATAGTTTATGTAAAAAAGAATAATTAATAATTTTCTGTTATTAAGTTGATTTTTTTGTTTTTTACATTTATTTTCCAATTAATAGTATCTTTATGATTAAACATATAAGTAGAGTAAACATTACCACGACATACAATTGCACAAAGTGCAGAAAATCCTCCTCTACTTACAAACAAGTTATTAGCATGTGACATTAGACTAAGGTGTTCATCTGGACTACCTTGTATAAATTTAGCATTTTTACATTGACGCAACATGACATTTATTTGATTTACGAAATTATTTATTTTATCAACTTCTTTACAAAAATGGGTATCTAAATGTAAACCACTGAATATATATGTTTCATTAAATTGGTTAGACAATTTTACTGCACTATTTACGATTACTTTATATGTATCAACGTCTCCACATCTAATATGTACACATAGAACATCATTTTTTTGGACAGTATTAAGTAAATCATTATATTTTTCTTTATTAATATTTGTATATTTATTAACAGCGCTTATAATACGTGGTATATTAGGAATTTGTTCATCATCGCAACGTCCTTCTTGATAAAATGACAAAATAGAATCTTTATAATTTTTTGCAATATTGTAATATCTATCCAATTTTTGTTGATCGTGATGTGGGTTAGATTGCCAAAGTCCCCCCCATAAGTATGGCATATTTAATAAGTCTCCAATATTGTATCCTCTATTTTCAATATCATCTTTAACATATTTTCCATATACTTCAACATCATCACCTTGTATTTGATTTTCAAATATTTTCATGTATTCGTTTATATTTAAATGTATAGATTCTTTTATATTATTGATTAATTACAACAATAACACAAACTTTAGACATTTTTTATCTCAATTGATAATATATGTCAACTATGAGTCCTGAATTACCAATCGGTGGAAATAAAGTAACCTTTTTTAGTCACGTTTTTTCCACTACAGAAGAAAGTAAAGCAGAATTATTAAATGTTATTCAATATTCCCTTTTAGGTGTGGTTCCAATAGTTTGCTTGAATAAGATTGTACAAAAATTTGTACCAGAAGCTGATCCTGAAAAATCTTCTTTAGAATTAGCGATTGAAGTCCTTACGCAATTAGTTATTATGTTTATTGGTATTGTTGTTATACATAGAGGTATTACATATTTTCCTACTTATAGCGAATTCAAATACGACAGTCTTTCATTAACCAATGTTATTTTAGCATTTATGATCATTGTTTTGAGCCTTCAAACTAAAATTGGTATAAAAGTAAATATATTAGCTGATCGTGCTATGGAATTGTGGAATGGACCACAAGAAAACATGGAGACCAAAGGAAAAGTTAGAGTAAACCGTCCTGTACAAAATACCAACCATACACATAGTCAAGGTGATCATATGGGAACTACACAAGCTGATATGTTTCCTCCAGCACCTATGGTGACTTCCAGACAAGATCAAGGTCCAGATGTGATGATGCGAGGAAACCCCGGACCAATGATGGAAAGTGGACCTATGGCAGCAAATGGACTACTAGGAGGCGCATTTGGGTCATCATTTTAACTCGTTTCAGATTTAAATATTATATTAAAATTATTTTATCATATTTAACACTTAATTTGCGCAAAACAACCAACCATTGAAAAACTACAAAAATATTAATTTTCATCTAATAGTTTAAAATATCTTTGATAAATAATAGATACTATATCGTTTGTATTTTTTCTGAATTTGAGATAATTACTATCATTGTGCACATTATGTTCATAAAACAAATTTTTAACTATATACATTTCTAAATCAAGTTTTTCAAAAAACAGTGTATTTAATAAACATACATCACAACATTTTACTTTATCAGTTAATATTTTATCTTCATCTTTTAAAATTAAATTATCTATTAGGTATTTATTCAGGATATAATTCCCAGTATTTATTAGCACATTAGCCATCTCTTTACAATTAGGTATATTTTTAAAGTTGCCTTTTTTGAAGCACGTTCCCGAAAATTGGCTAAAATCAAATTTTGGTTTTGCAAAGATTGGTGCTAAAATAGTATTTGGTTTAATATCATTATTATTTAAAAAGTTATTTGCAATTACAAAATAATCTATATCGGCAAAATTATCTGAGTCTATTAAGGCTATCCAATGATTTTTGGCTAATTGACAACATTTTATTTTATTATAAAATGCCCCTAATGTTTTATTATTTATGTTAAACTTAAATTTATCTAAGTTTTGTATTTTATCTTTTATTTTTTTTGTATCATTCCCATTTTCATCGCTTATAATAATTTCATCAATAAATGGATTATTGATATATTTCGGTAAATATATAGATAAAAATTTATCATATCTATCCATTGTAGGAATACATAAAGAAAACTTATGTTTATTGGTTGAAGTAGTATTATTATCGTCATTTAATATAATAGTATCCCACTCATTATTTATAACTGTTCCTATAGATCCTCCAGTACCTTGATACCATCCATTAATATTACCAATACGTCCATCACCGCCATCTTTATTGTACCAATGTAATGCTTTCACTTTAGAATCATGTTTTGCTATTTCTAATGCATCTTCCAAAGTGATTCCGTTGATTTGCCATATTTCTTCGGAACAACGAACATTTTTCAGTAAATCAAGATTATTTTTAATTCTAATGTATAAAGCATCCCCCCATTGAGCATTTGTCCAACACGTTTCGGCTCTTATGTATTTATATTTTGATAAATATTCATCTATTTCGTGTACAAGTGCACAGTTTTTATATACGTAATCTCTATTTACTTTAACATAGACATAATCAAAATAATTAATTATGTCTCCTATACCTTTCAATGCCAATAATTCTGCTCCTTGAATATCTATATTCAAAAAGTTTGCAAAATTTTTAGGTATTTTATCTTGATCATACATTGTATCAATTCTGTTATTATTTACCTCAACAAAATCATAATATTTTATGGACGGATAACTTTTAACGTGCGTCCCTAGTTCTAGAATTGAGGATGATTCACTATTATTTGCTATATTTAGTTTTGTTTTTCCTTGATCTGTATCGCAACAAATAAAGTTTTTTATTATTCTACTTGTATCAACTCTTAAATTTTGTTCTACTAATTTTGGATTTGCCTCCACCCAAATAATCTGATTATTTTTCAGTCCATATTCATTATATGATCCTAGTTCTTCACAACTATGAGCACCTATATGTAAAATTCCATGAATTTTCATATTGTATTTTTTAGTAATTTTGCTAAAAGGAATTAACATTATATATTTAAATTATTAGATATATATATTTATATTATATTTACTACATATGTTGTAAAAACTAAACGTAATAATCCAATACTGAAGTTTTATAGACAAATATTATTAACAAAAAAAAATATAAAGAAATAACATCATATAATTATGTGCAAGCTAGTATAACTAAACAGTTATGTTTTCATGTACACTTATCGCATTCTTGGCCGAGTGGTCTAAGGCGGCAGACTTAAGACCTGCTATCTATTGATGCGTGGGTTCAAATCCCACAGGATGCACATGTTCCTATAGCTCAGTGGTAGAGCATCACATTAGTAATGTGAAGGTCAAGAGTTCGAAACTCTTTGGGAGCAAACCTAAAAAAAAGGTAAGTTTATTTTTATTAACTTGTTTCTATTATAATATACTAATTTAATTTAATGTATTATATATTTTAATGATTATTTATACAATGGACCAATATACCAACTAACTTTATCATTCCCATATACTGAAACTAATGAATCGTACAACAATATATGTTCATCATTATCGAAGGCTACCATACCAATAGGAGTATGTAATTTTTTTCTGTACCAACGTAATTGTTTTATACTATTATTGTTACATGTATAATCTCCCTCGTCGTTTTTAATATCAAGTCTAAACCCGCCTTCTGCACGATATAATCTTTTCAATTCGGGACTATTGTCGGGCTTTCTTGCATTATAACAATTACATACCGATTCATAGTCAATGTGATCAAAATGCACTTCTATGTATTTCATATTGGTTCTGATTATTTAGTTAAGTATATTTAAATAAATAATTAAACATTTTTTCAATTTTTAATTTAATCAATGTTAATTCCTCTTTTTTTCATTACATCTTTAATGGAGGATAATTTATTCTTGATATCTCCTTTTGTCTTCATAAGTTTAATTAATTTTTTTTTTGCCATATCAGGAAGTACAAAAAAATTAACAGGAGCTTCTAATTGTGTTGACTCTCTTATCAATTTAATATTTTGCTCAGCTGCTTTTCGGTTAACACAATAATTTCCTTCTTCTGTTATAAACGGAATTCCATTTTTAATTCCAATATGTTTCCAATGATTATAAGGAGTGTTTGATTCATCATCATCTGGACGAAATTTCCACTCTTTTGGTATTTCATATTCCTCCATATATAAAGCGTTACCGAACGATTCTGGATTGTTCATAGGAGGACATGGTAAATATTTATCATCAAAATTATTTCTGTCGGTTTCGTTTGTAAAATCATTATGGAACAACTTTTCTTGTTCATTTCTATATTCTTCAATCTCTCTTTCATCCCTAAACGAAAATTCATTGTTTGTTATTTGAGTAGCAGTACGAACAGGTAACCCTTCAAATACTGAATCACATATATTTTTATTACATAGTGATAATGTAAATCTTTCATTTGTTTGAGATAGATTATTATAGTATAAATCTGGTGAAATAGAATCTATTTTACGTACTTTACACTCACAAGTATTGTCTTTAAAAATAGCTTGGCATTGATTGTTTGGATCCATACATTCAGGTTGTGAATAGCAATTTAGATCACACATATCAGGACAATGTTCATTTACAGTAAGCGGACGTGTTAATTTCCAATTTTCAACCGTAAACGCTTCTTCTAATAAATGTGTTTTTAATACAACATACAATGCTGTAAAACATAACACAAATAATAATATACCATTTATACGCATTATATATTATTATTATATTATAAGTTAAAAATAACGACCTACTTCTCCATAGTTAAATCCTCCATTTATATCTACTTGTTGTCCTTGATAATATTTATCTGGGAACTCAAATCCTAATCTTCTTTCTTCTAATTCTTCTTTTTGTTCTTCATATGCTTCTTGATTTTGAAATAGACATTTGCACCCCTTCTCATCGTAAACAGTCATACATACATTTCCTAAATCTACACATTCTGGTTGTTTCATACATTTCTCTTCACATTTATTTTCTAATTCATTTAATCCCATCGGTATAAGATTTTCGTTTTTACCATACTGTGTCCAATGTGTGTACGCATCATTTTTTGTTTTCATATTTGTACACTTTTCACCAAAATTATTACGTAAATCAGGATAATTGTCTATATACTCTTGACAATTATAAATGATAGGTATTGGTAACCGTCCATCTTGTGATTGATATCTCCTACGATCTCCAGCACCGTATCTTCCATCAATCGTTATAATTTCTCCTTTTAGATATGCTTCCCAACTCTGAAATGCACTTTCATCTAAATGTGGAACTTCATCTCCATCTGGTATTTTTTGAAATTGACATTCACATTTATATCCATCTACTTTGGATTCACACTTATTTGCCATAGTATTACATTCTGGTTGTGTATTACAATAAGAATTACAGGCTTCATACTTTGATTCTTCTTCCGTGATTATTATGTTTGGATGTTTTTCATTACAATCTCCTACTCCTATAATCCCGTTTTCCGGATTCAAACACGACGGGAGATCTATACATTTATATTCGTTTGTCGAATAATTTGTTTGACGGCATTCTTCATTTGCACATTCATAACTATGTTCACACTTCTCATTATCTTTTTTTTGTCTCATCGTTTTACTATTTATGTTAACAATCTTATCTAATATGCCTTCTTCTTTGTATCTACCATATCTACCTTCATTATCTTTTTCACCTGCAAAATATTTTCCATTTATATTAATTATCTCTCCTGCTTTCCATTGGGGTACGTTCTCATATGCAGTCGGTTGTTTATGGCGTCTTTCATCTAAATCACGAAGATTAAATATATCATTTCGTCTTTTATTATGATTGTATTCTAACGCTTTCTTTTTCTCTTCCACTCTTCTTTCCTCTCTTTCTTGTTGACGTAATTTTTCTTCTTCAACCTCTTTTAATCTCTCATATTCTACTAGCCAATTTCTTTCCATTTGTTCAATGGCAATCTCATATTCTTCTTCAGCTTTTTCAACTCTTTCTTTTAAGTTATTCTTATGTGCATCTCCATTTACATCACATCTTGAATCATGGGGTCCATCAATTGCAAAACACCGATCACCCATTATATTGTCACCATTATCTTTAAATAATGATGTATCCCATACACTTCGGCAATAATTATGATTTTTACCATGGTGACCTCTATTTAAAAACTGTCCCCAAAATTTATCTTCATGATTTACGTCATGTTTATGTGGCGACTGTGATGCCCATTGTTGACATGTTCTACCCTCTTTGTCTACACTTACTGTATTAATATCTATTATTTCAGGTAAAAATGGATATGCTATATAACTAGCGCCATGTACTATCATTACTGGTTGTTTAATTGTTAACTTCATTCCATCACGAACAAATAAATTCTCTAAAGGAACCTGTTTTTCTTCATTAAACAATTTTCGTTGTCCTTCAGTAAGAGTCACACCATCCATTCGTTTTAATTGTGTTTCTATTTGGGATCGATATCGTTCAACTTGTAATAAAAAAACGTTATATCTAGAGTAATTTCGGTCCATCTCTTCTTGTATAGCATTATACAATTGTTCTCTTGCATCTTCTCGCCTATTCCATCTGTCTATAGATACAGGATCATTAACTTTACATTTATGCATTTCTGTCCAGTTTTCCTTCCACTTGCCTCCCTTTTTCCACCTTTTTTTCGGAAATCTATCAAGACACCTCCAATTATGTGTTTCTGCGTTCTGTCTTCCAATGTCTGCATCAGGGATACGACAATAATTGTTCCACTTTCCTGTAAATCCGTTATTAAGGAATACACCATAATTTGTTTTACTACTCCACGGAGTAAACTCATGATCCCCAAGTGTATTTCCATGCTCGTACCATTTTTGAAAATGCCAAGCATTACACAAGCCCCCGTTTTCATCATAATCTTGCCTATATTTATCATAACCTTTTTTAGTATACTTTAATTTTTGATATCCATTTGGTGTGTATTCTTTTGGAAACCATCTCCCACCTCCATAATCAGGATAGTCATCTCTATGGTAATGATTCCAATGTTGCCACGCTATTGAAGAAATTCTAGGTTCCATACAATTCATATAGGCATCCGGTAAACTGGTTACTTCTTGAATGTATTTATATACATCAGGACGATTTTTCAGATATATATCGCAAAAATACCTGCCGTCTGGTAATACATTCGTACCATATTCAGAATCACGCCAAGTATAAATACCTCCATCTATAACTCCATTTGCAGGATGATGCCGAAATGTATTAAATGGTTCTATTATTTCATTAGCTAAAAGATATACAATTAAAAACATGATAAATATTACTATTGTCCATATTACTTTCATTATATATTAGTAAGAAGAAAAACATTAACTGATATCATGCAATCCAAAAAATAAATAATCTGTACTTGGTCTAATTTCTTTCTTTTTTATTTGTTTATAAATTGTCGATAAATTATCTAAAGTGTGTTGAATAACTTCTTTGTTTTTTACTAAAGGAACATCTCTTACAAAAGACTCTGTTACGATCGACACTGCAAAATACAATATACTTTGTTTTTTCTTTATACTTGCAGGTGTAAATTGTATACAATAAATATTTAACAGTGAATTCATTAATTTTAATAAAAATTTGTCTTCTCTAATTTGATAAAACAATGTGTCCCAAACTAACCAAATTGCTTCACTTTTATGTTTGTAATCTACAGGTATATCATCTCGTGTAGAAATAACACAATTTCGTTTTCGTTTTCGGCATAGTTGATCAAAAGTAACAAGCCACTCTATCCAATAGCAAGCTCTTGCCATATTCGGAATATGACTATCTGTAATTGATAACTCAAAAGCCAATTCATTTATTGGTATTGCTAGTTCTTTACAATCGCCTTCTTTAAAAATATGGTCCGAATATTCAGTAGATGGTGCTTTTAATTTATCTTGAATCTTTACCATATCAAATTCTTCGTCTTTTTTTATTTTTATACTCTCTATACTAAGTCTTTTTGGAGACATAGCTAAAATACAAGCGACTTCTGCAAATATATTACGTACAGTTGGATTATTTCTCAGTTGTAATTCATCGTGATAATTGTCTTTAAATAATATGTTTCTAAATACAGTAAATCTTTTTTCTAGATAAATAACCAATCCAGGATTTGCTAGATTTATATGTTTCCCTAAATAAAGTAAAAAAAACTCCCATATATCTAAATAGTGTCCTGCAGACACTAATTCTGCACACCAATAACACGCATTTTCTATTTGTGTCTGTTGTAAACTATCTAATAATGCCTTTTTTACATCAGTCTTTTTATATCCAGAGAACGTTACGACACGAAACTCTTTTGTTGTTCTAGAATCATTGAGATTACTATTATCAGATACTTGTTCTAATTCAAATTCTTCATACATCTATATTTATGAAAGTGATTTTTAACAATAGAGAATGAACACAACCATGATAAATTTTTATGTATTATTGTTCTAGAATTTTGTGTTTGTTTTTCTAACTGGAAGAAAATAAAAATTGATTTTTTATTAATTTTTATTTGTATATCATTTAAACCAACAGCTAGTAGCTGATAACCGATCATTGTTCAATGTCAAGTTTTAGTACACCCATGGCAAGATTTAGTACACCTGAAATAGGAGCCTCTGAAATAATGAGGTATGTTGACCGTAGATTTTTGAAAATAGACTTTAAATATCCAACATCAATTATTGAAAAGGAATACCCGAGCGATCGCAATATTGTTCATAACTTTGACACATTTACGTATAATATTGCACATGAATCGTTTACCAACAAGATTATATACAAAACAATTCAGTTACCCGTGCGTATATTTCCTAACTTAACAAACATTAAATGTTGTTCATTATACATTGCTAACAAAAAAATAGACAACGAGACAAATGAATATTATCTTTGTTATGAGTTATCTGAGTTTAAAACACCATTGTGTACATGTCGTTCTGAGTGTGGATATTGTTACGAAGAAGCTTTGCATAGATATTTTACATACGAGTATGTTAGTGATAAACTAGATGACGTTATTTTTATGTTTATGGACATCCCTGACTACGTACCTACATCTGATAATGATGATATGTTGTACTCATAGGCTTTTCATTATTATAGACATTTATAGTAGCAATTAGGTTCGAAGATATAGATTTAGATTGCATTCCTGTTATTTCCTTAACTTTATTTAACAAATCATAATAGCAATCAGATACATTCGCTATGACCGTAGGGTCCATATTTTTATGTATTGGTGCAGTTCCATACTGGTTACTATATACACATGGTTTCATTGTCTTTAAATGACGATTATTCCCAAATCTTTGTACTATATTATACAAGCGTAAATCATGACTAATGTTTGGATATAAAGATGATATAAAGTCGTTTTCCTCGCCACTCCTTTCTTGTTGGAAACTATTATTTGGATTAATATTATTTAACCAAGCATAACCATGCATATCCCCACAATTCACTTCGTATGTGTTTTCACCTTCCTTTATTGTATAATTACATGTTGGTATTTCACATATTCTCCTCCGTATATCTTCACTTTGCGTTCTTACGTAACATCTTCCATAATCTATAATTTTTGGTAAAAATGAACTTTCAAACGTGACCTCCTCGCCATCTTCTATTAAAAAAACATATTTTATTTTTTTATTGTCATGTGGTTTATATAATAACACATTACCTCCATGTAAATCATAATGAGTAAAGCGATGAATAGGAGAATTAGCATAATGCAAAAAATAATACACATTGAATAACGTAAAAATCATTTCATCATCATCAATTTTATATTTATCATTTTCATTCTTAGGATAAATAATATCATTAATAGATTTAACGTTATTTAAATGCTGAATCATTATACAAAACTGTTCTTGATGTAGACAACTGTCTTCAATTAAGTGATCTATATTAACATCACGGTAATCTATAAATTCAATAAATTCATCTAAATTTGTAATACTTTGTGAATTACTAGCTGTTCTATAGCTATCTTGATCTTTATACCTAAATAAATTATAAGTTTCTATTAAGCATGGAAAAAAGTTACCAATAATGTTTAAATGCATACCCACGAACCATTCATAAATTAAATTATCTACTATTGAATTTCTATCTCCAAAAGATGTTGATTTTATAATAGAATATGAATGATATCCTTCTTTTTCAAATGGAATCTCGAATATAAACCCGTTTGATGATTTTTCACCTATTCTTTGACATTCTTTATTTACTAAACTAAAATCTGTATAACCATTAAAAAAATTCTTTATTTTTGTTCTTTCTTTTCCTAAAGATATACACGCTCCTGAATCAGAACATATAGCTTTTAAATATCTACTTTGTATTTTCGTTTTTAATTTCTCTAATGATTTATCCCTTGCAATCTTATCTAAACTTCGCTTTATTGTACTAGATGCTTTTTTTGTCTTTTCTTTTCGTGTAGTAACCATATATATATAATATAATTATAAAAAAGTAATTATTATGAATCAGCGAATGAATATCATTATGTAAATATAACTAATTAATTTGTAATTAATCTTGGAACAACATTTATACTCTGTAATTCTTGATGCATTAATTTAAATGCATAAGGTACTTCTACATAAGCAAAATCAGTTGTATTGTCACAAGTATTACATTTATGTATTGTCATATTTTGTTTACATCGCATCATTCCCTTATCACCATTATTAAAAGTAGCGATCATACCACATGACTTACATATATGTACGGCATATTTATCAGCAACACTATACATCCTTTCTCTACAAAATTTAGACATACCATGTGCAATCATCACATCTCTTTCCATTTCACCAATTCGGAATCCTCCATCTCTACTTCTTCCTTCTGCTGGTTGTCTTGTCAAGTTTACAACTGGTCCAATAGATCTACTATGTTCCTTATCATTTACCATATGCTTCAGTCTCTGATAAAACACAGGACCAATAAATATACTAGTTTCTAATTGTTTACCAGTATTTCCATCATACATTACTTCATTACCGTAGCTTTCATAGCCACATTTTTGTAATTCTTTTGCAATTGTATATACATCTACATTACCAAAGCTGGTACCATCTCCAAACATTCCCATTTCTAATAATACTTTACCCAGCAACGTTTCTTTTAAGTGTGCAATTGTCATACGAGATGGAATAGCATGAGGGTTAATAATAATATCCGGTCTCAATCCATTTTTTGTGAATGGCATATCACATTCTGGAATTATATTGCCTACAGTTCCTTTCTGTCCATGTCTCGATGAAAATTTATCACCAATTACAGGTTTACGATAAATACGAACTCTTGTTTTTGCAAAATTACAACCATCTCCACTTCTACCTGTGTAATTTTTATCTATATAACTTTCTTCTGTCGTACGGAAGCTCTTACTTTGGTCTTCATATTTAATAACCTTTGTCGGGTCATTCCTATTTTCCTTTATAGGAGCAATTTTTGAAATTATAATATCTCTATTTTCTACTTGGGTATTCTCTGGAATAAAACCATGAGAATTTAATTTTGAATAATTTCCGTGTTTTATTCCTTTTGTTTTTTTTGGATCTGGTTTACATCTAATAATCTCATCACGAATTATGTTTTTATCTTCATCTTTTTCAGTATGATATATAGTAGCTGAAAATAACCCTCTATCTATAGCGCCCTTGTTTATTAATACACTATCTTCTTGATTATATCCAGTATAAGACATGATTGCTACATGAATCTGACACCCGGACGGTATACGGTTCAATTGTAAAAAGTCCATTATACGAGTGTCTACTAATGGACGTGTTGGGTAATTTAATGCGTAACTTGTCTTGTCCATACGTTGGTGATAATTCATCGCACTAATCCCTATTGCTTGTTTTGCCATAGCACATTGATATGTATTTCTAGGTGCTTGATTACAATCTGGAAATGGAACACAAGATGCTAGTACACCTAATAATGTACATGGATGAATCTCACAGTACTCATATTTTAAAGTAAACGGTTGTTCTGGTGTATACAATGGATCTAATTCATACATATATTTGTTTTTAAATTTCATTGCAATTAGTGTATTATTTTGTTCTTCAGGGTCAATATATTCTATTACTGACTCCTCTAATTTACAATCTATGAGAAGATCATTCCATTGTAATTCTTTATTTTTCATTTTTTCAAGAATCTCATTTGTTATAAGTGCTTCGTTATCTTTAACTTTTAAAACGGGACGAGTCATTCTTCCTGCATCGTTACATATACGTAACTCCATTCGTTGATAGTCAATAGAAATAGAAGTATAGATATTAATTATTCCTTTATGCTTTTTACTTTTCAAATTTTTATACAATTCAATCGGATTCTTAGAAATACCTACCCATGTTCCATTTATAATAACTTTAACTTCACCAAATAACTCGTTTGGACTTTTCACATCTTCTACAGCCAAAATATGAGGTTTTACGAAATCATATAACTGATCACTGTTTGTTGGTATTGTTAAATGAGTCATAAATGAGATGTTCTTGACAATACCAATTGATTGTCCTTCTGGAGTCTCTACTGGACACAAAAATCCCCAGGTAGTATTATGTAATTTTCTTGGAGCAACTAATTCACCATTCTTTTCTAGAGGAGTGTTTACTCGTCTTAAATGACTCAAAGTTCCCAAATAAGTTAAACGGTTTAATACTTGAGCTACCCCTACTTTGCTACTACTATTTGATTGCTTTACACTAAAATCTCCAGTAGATAATGCACGATTTATTCCATTCTCTATTGTACTGGGTTTTAATATTTTATATATATTTGTCATGTTTATAATGTTTTCATACTGGTCAGAAGATTTCCATGCTCCTATATTTATTTCTCTGATAACTTGTTTTTCAATATCTTTTACGAACCGAATATAATGATTTCTAAACAAATTATTCAATAAAATACCTGATAATTCTATTCTCTTGTTTAAGTACGAATCTCTATCATCAGGTGGATTCCATTTTAATGCAGTTCTTATAAGACGGTTTGCCATGTATCCTAATAGATACAACTTTTGTTCATGTGATTTACAATGTGGAAATAAATCAGTGTTAAACAACTCTTTAGTGTAATCAAGTTTACTCATAGACTGTACTCCTTTTTCTGTTTGATAAGGATTATAAGCTATCATAGATGCAATATATTCAATCGCATCTTGTTGTGTATCAGTATCGGATGTCTTAGATAATAAATGTTTACCATCGTCAATTGATGCTTCTAAGTATTGTAAGATTTGTTTGGTATCTTTACATTCACAATTCAAAAGTATATATTCACAAATCTTTTTATCAGAAATAACACCCAGCGCACGAAAGAGTACAAATAGCTCAATATACCTTTTCTGCTTCATTCTTGGAATTACTACATAAATACCATGTCCATAAATATTTGTTTTTGAGGATACCATCATTTCTAGCTGTTTTGGAGAAATGCATTTAGAATCTGGTACTGATTTAAATTCAGCAATCCAGCTCCATTTGGGTGTGTTCTTACCGTTGAATACATAAACTCTATTTTCAGCTGCTCTCTCTTGACATAAAACTGTTTTTTCTGATCCTTTTATAATGAAATATCCACCACAGTCCATAGGGCATTCTCCGGTGGTCGTTCTATTAGCTTGATGTCTTAATACACATATTGACGATTTTAACATGACAGGTAAATTACATAATTTTAATTTTGGTATCATTTTTGTTTCTATTCTTTCATTATTCTGATTATCACGTATTATATATTCAATA